GGGGTATTGAGTGAAAATGGACTCGAGTCCTACTGATTCACACCGCGGCGTAGAAGTTCTACGCAATGACGTATTAAGATTGAGAGACCAACTCAATCGCCATGCAGTTGAGAGGGCTTCCCTTCTCCTCATGGTAAAAACCATGGCCAAGCGCTCTGATGAGATTCTTGAGCGTTTGTTTGAACTTTCTGTGGAAAGAGATATGTATTATCAACTTGCGTTTCCAGAAGCACCACTGCCTAGTATGCATTCTTCAAAAGATTGCTTAACAGTTGCGGGCTTGTTAGATACGATAAGTCAGATAGAAATGAGACTTGATGAACCGATGACTTCTCAGAGTGCTGACTGTGATGATATGGATACTGATTATGTTGTTGCAGATAAAAATTCAATGATATTGCCAGCAAATCCAATAACTCTTGCTAATTTTTGGTTTTTAAGAACTCCAGATTATCAACAACTGATAAAGTATTCTGTCGTTGAATATGAAGGCAAGACCCATTTTCTCGCATCAATGGCAGCCCTTGGGGAAAAGGAAGTATATACAGGATATGCCCACGGCCAAACGCGCAAGATTGCTTTGTATCATGCTGCACACCACCTACTTACCAAACTAGATGAGAAAAAGCTCATGTCATACATGCTTGACGAGGAGATGGTTAGTCAGTCAAATGATGGGGGTCTTAACCCTCCAATTCCAAAAACAGAAGGATCCACAGGAGCGACATTTACATCGACAGATGTTGATACTCTTCCAGTGTCAAAAATTGGGCAAGATGGGGCTGGTCCTATGGAAGGAAAGAAACACGCTGGTGTTTCTGGTTCATTGGATTTTTACATGAAAAACCAGTTTCTTGGATTATCAACATTTACATGGTCTGTTAATGATCTCCCAGGAGCAGTGAAATTTGCAGCTCCAATCGCACCAAAGAATGCCAATTACATCATTTCATACCTGTCTGGTATGTTCAATTGTTGGGCAGGAGGTCTTGACTATGAGATGAAAGTTGCAGGAACTGCACTGCATGCTGGTGCTTTAGGCATCACTAGAATACCACCAAACATTGACTATAGAAAG